CCATTTGATTACGTTTACATCGTTTGCTGCAAATACATACTCAAGACCTTCATTGTCCAGAGCAGTACCCTGATCCATGTTTTCAAAATCACCAGTTTGAGAAGCCCATATCTTTTGAGGATCAGTATTGGAACCACCCCACCATAATCTTTCCTGAAAGAAAGTTACCGCAGCAGGGTTTTTATTATTTCCATCGGAGCCAGTACCAGCAGAGCCAGCGCAATAATCGGAAGGAAAGTTGCTACCAGTAAAACTAACAAGAGCAATAGACCAAGAAGTATGTGAGCTTCGTGTAATTTTTCTAGGAGCATATGATGGATGGGCTATATATAAAGTATCAGCATCTTGTGAAAATTTTAAATCAAATATATCTGTAGATGTATAAGGGGTAGTTACCTCTATAGGTTCAGTATTAACAGAATCTACTACTTGGCCTTCATCTTTATATATTCTGAAATATAAATGACCAAATTCCAACACATATGCTTGGGTTGTTGAAAATTCAAAACGTTTTAAGAATATTGCTTTTGTTTCCGTAAGCTTACAAACAACAGTGTCTATAGTATGAGTAGCCCCAGTAGTATGATAAAAACCTATAAAGCTGGAAGTGGAACTGGCTGTAAAATTAACCGTCCTTGCACCAGTGGTTAAGGTCTTATCAGCCATTACATTAGTTCCACCAGTAGCTGTTCCGACCCGCATTTTGACGCTACCAGTTCCAACCGTTACAGTAAGCTGATATTGTTGACCAACTACCGTAGTAATGCTTTGTTCTGCCCAACCGTAATTACTACCATCAGTGGACACTATATTCATTAAGCTTGTTGCATGAGCTATGCTACCTGATCCTACAGATTTATCAGTCCAACCAGTAATGTTAGAACCGAAAGCACCATTAGTAATAAGCTCACCTCCGGTTTGAAACACCTTGCCTTCAGCAACATAATGAAAACCACCACGCTTAGTAATCCCACCATGAGGTAAAACCTTTACATTCGTTAGGGTTTTTGCCCCGTTCTGATATTTTTGTATATCAACTCTACCTCGAAGACGAGGAGATAATTGCCCTGCGGTAAAGTTATTCTGTGAGTGCCATACTTTTGCCATTAACGAATCCTCGGATCTGTTAACTCATTAGCCTGTATAGTAATTGGAGTTCCTTCTTGAGCATCCAGAACTCTAGCATTAACCAAATGATCTTTATATAAAGCTAGTAAATCTTTTACTACAGTCATATCTCTTGTAATAGGAAAAGCTATTTTATAGGCCAAGTATATAGATATCGACTGGAATAGTCCGGGGCTGATCGCAGAAAGATCCGGTATCCTAGTGATGTACCTAATATCACAAGGTAAGTCATTACTATAAATATACCTACCAACAACTTCGTAATTAATTGGAATACCTGTAACATAAGCATCTAGCACTCGTAAACAATATGGATCTGTAGGCAGTAATGATCTGTCAGACCACAAGTCATTAATTATAGGTTTAATAGAATCAGCAGTTAAAGTAGCTTCAGTTTGGGCCGAATTCCATCTTGTATCAACCGTAACAAAATCTCTAGCTGACTCAAAAAATCTATTACATAATGTAGCATTAGGCGTAGTTTCAGTAGTAGAAGATACTTCGTTAGCACCTATTAAAAGCAAAGCTTCATTGTATAGTTGTATCTTAGATTGTGTTGCCATCTCTACTCCTAAAAATAAAGGGAGCCGAAGCTCCCCTTACCATTAACTAACCATGTATTGAACAATAATACTAATATCGCCAGCTTGATCGCCAGCAGCATCAGTAGTCAAACATAAACGAAGTGGCCTCTTAGGATCTTCTGGTAAACCAGCGTCTTCCCACAAGAAATTATTGATAGCACTAATATTTCTTGCTTCAAAAGCAACTTCAGTACCAGTAACTACAGCACCTCTAAAGTCAGTTATAGCTGTAGCATAACAATCATCATCTATAACCGCCCCAGCAGCATAAGCTGTGCCAGCAGAAGTGGTAAATTTAGTACCACCATTATACAAACCGACATCAGCCGTTATGGTAGTAGCAGAATCTAAGTCATCATTAAACAATTTAATGCTTAAGATCTTAGCGTTAGATGGCAAATCAGCCATGTGAATAATATCCGCAGCACCAATATCACCAGTACCAGCAGCAATCGTATCCATAAAGCATCGGACAGTTCCACCTACAGAACCAACTTCTGCTTTAGTCCCATCATCATTATTAATGATGGTTGTATTTACTCCGTAAGAAGTAGACATTTTTAAACCTCCATTAGTTTAATAAGCAGTTATTATGCAGATTCGTCTGCATAGACACGAACAATTTTAGCTTCCTCAACACGCGTTGCACCAAGGCTCATTTGAGCATAAGGCTGCATTGAGTTGTTTTTGTCAGGACGCTTATCAATAGAAGTCTTAACATCCATACCTATAGAAAGACCAATAGCTGATTTACAGTAGAAAAAACAAGACCTGATATTTGCAGCAACAGGAAGTCTAGTAGATACAATCCACTTAAATCCCATCCAAGTATCAATCTCACCTTTAACTAAAGCTTTTACAGTATTGTAATCTCCACTAGAGATTTTTTCTAAATTAAGCATTGCTTCTAATTGAGCTGGCCCAACTACAGCATAACGCTCTTCGTCAGGATCAACATCGTTGTCAGCTAAGATTTTAGCAGCCTCAACAATTTTAGCTACATTCATGTCAGCAGAAGCATGAGCAATACTATTGTTAGAATCAAAAGAAACACTTGAAGTTGTGTCAGTAGCAGAAACGGAAGTTGCACTACCATCATAAGCAGTAATAACAATATCATCCATAGTTCTACCCATAGCCCAAACTCCAGCTTTCATGTACTCACTTTGAGGTGAGGATAACATTTTTATCTCATCAGCAGAGTCAACCAAGTCAGCCCAGTTATAGTCTGACAGAACTACTCGCCTACGAGAATGTGGAGTGTCAATGAGTGGAGTATCTGCATGACGGCTAGTCATTAATTGTGCAGACGTTGCTCCAATTCTATCAAAATGGTCATACTTTGCTTTAATGTCAGTATGAACTCGTACTGTCTCACGCAGCTTACTACCTTTTTGTTGGGACAAGTGCATGAAGTTGTCCCGAAACTTTTGTACAAATGCCTTGTTTACCTCTGTAGACATTGTGACCTCCTAGTTAAATTTAAGTTTCGTTATATATGCTTTAACAGGGTTGCCTATTAAGGCCCAAAAAGCATTGTCTAAAATTGCGGGACTATTGTTTATCCGCTAAAACAGGTGGCTCTGAAAGTTGCCCGACAGGACAATAGCCATAATACTGATCGGCTTTCAGCTCCGTACTATATGCTTCGCAGGTATAGGTTTTTGCTTCAACTATTTTAGTCCTATACCCTTTTTTTAATCTTAAATCTTTTATATCTTTTGTTGTATTAATAATATTAACTTTAAACCTAGTGCAATCTTTGCAATGAATATTCTCTACACCCATTACTCTGGCCCATAAGTCATATTGTAAAGTTGATCCATGTAGTCATTAGCTAATTTATGCTGTGGATCTTTAGGATCATTGTAAGCATTATGAAACTTATGAGACTTATCAGCCCTAATAGAGTCTATTTCTACTCTAGCAGTAGTTGAGTCATGTCCAAATTTAGTACCAGCATCATCTTTTCCTACAGCAGACTCACTCATCATTTGTCCTAAATGATGTAAGGTCTTAATTAATCTAGGCTCGTTAGCTAAACCTTTTTCAGTAATCATTTCTAAGAATTCTGTGGGTAAAACATTTTTAGCTGTACGTCTAGCTAACCCTAAATTCCTTTCATAATCACCACGCCAAGTTTCTTTTAACTCTCCTTCAGCAACTTGTTTAGCCATTGCTTCATCTACAGCTATATCATTGTTTCCACGAATAACTTCTTTACTCTGCCAATCTAAAATCTCTTGAACTTGTTTAGAATTTAAACCTATCTTATGTGCTTTAGATAAAAAACTAGATTCTAAGTTATCATCATAAGAAATACCATCTGGCATTTCAGGTCTTATAATCTCATACTTATCTTGAGTTTCTGGTCTACCTAACTTAGAATAAAAATCACCATATTGTTCTTCAGTCCAATCTTCTTTAGGCAAAGAAATTCTGTCGTGGTAACCTTTTTCCATATGCAAATAAGATTTATATGCCTTATTGCTATCTAACTGATCATCAACTACAAACTTTTCTAAACTTTTATAAGTCTCTTCATTCCGCATATCCTCTGGTAACGAATCTCTCCAACCATTAGATGCTGCTATTTCTTCTTGCCCTAATAGATTATCGCCTCCTGCTTCGGCGGTCTCGTCGGTCATAAACCCTCCTTCTTAAATTTTTCAATTACTTCTTCTAGTTTTAAATAAACGTGACGGCAACCCTCATTAAAATGCGTCTGATATGGATCTATCTTGCCATTGTTGTCATAAGATATTGTAGTCACGTTGTTGTACTGGGTTTTTAAAAAATCCAGCAATGCCTTTCCGTTTGGTGTAGCTAAACCTTTTGCTATTGAAGCTATAATATCTTTAGAATGATCCAAGCGGTATCTCCGATAAAGTTTCTACAGCAGGTGCAGCTTTGTTAGCTATATTGGCTTGTTGTTCATATTCATTTAAAGCTTGTTGTCTTTGCTCTTGATCGGCTCTTGCTTGTCTAGCTTGAGCTATTGCTTCATCATCAGTTCTAACTTGATGAGGTACACTTGTTACATCAGCAATATAATCAGCTAAAGCATCTACATCTATATGATCTAATGCTTCAGGCTTAACACTCGCTATAGATACTAAGTTTTGCACCCAAGCTTGTGCTGATTGCATACCCTCTAATCTTTGAGTTTTTGCTATTGGACCAAGATATTCTATATCTATTTCACTTAGACCATTCAATGCTTCTGGTGGAGGTGGAAATGCTTCTGTTCTTAACATAATATTGAAACATCTTGTAATGATAGGACCAAGTGCTTCAGCTTCCATCCTAGCTATCTGTGGACCAAGTAACCTCTGTTGCTGTTGTCTGATAGTAATGATCTCTTCAGCAGTCATGTTTAGTTTTTCTGGCAGTATTAACTGGTCTGCTAAATAGATATTACGAATACTTTGCTTTAATTCATTGGCTTTTAAACTACTAAAATCCATTCTACCTTCATAGTTTAAAAACCTCCAACGCTCTGGATCTCTAGTGAAGTTAATAGAGTTAGGATTTAATCTAAATGTACCAAGTATTCCTTCGTCGGGTGCTAATACAGGTGGATCTACAGCTTTACTTAAAGCTTTAAGCTCCATCTGCCTTAATCTATTTAAAGATATAATGTCAGGCATTGCTATATCTGCTGGAGATCTACCCCAAACTTCACCTGTAACCTTTTCAAATCTAGCTACAACAAATGGCAATTCGTTAAACCCACCTTCAGCTACGCATAGCTTAGTAGATTTTTCTATGTCATAAGACCTAAAAGCAAATTCTCCTAAAACCTTACTGTCATACATTTCGTTAGGTTTTACACATTTAATTAATTGAAATTCTTTATCTGGATCATCTTCTAAACAATCTATAACAGAGGGAGGAAGTTTATTCTTATCAAACTCTTGATACATCTGTCTAGCTGATCTAGTGTATTCCCAAAATACTGTGTCTGGTTTACCTGTGTAGTCTTCCTCAAAGGCAAATCTGCCTACAGGAACACCTCTAAAATTAAAACCTGAGAAGTTTTCGTCCTTTAAATCTTTTTCTTCTATAAGTATGTTTACAGTACCAAATGTAACAAAATCATAGAAAGCTTCACCCATAACAGTATAGAAATTACTAGAATGAAGTGAATTGAATATCTTGTTACTAGCCTCTTGGAACCACCAACTAACATCGTTAACATCATTCAAAGCTGACATTGGATGACCAGCAGGTATCTTTAAAGCAAACCACTTGCTTGATTGTGGTATTAAAGCATTCTGCATAGATGTTGCCATAATTCTAGCAGCTTCAGAAGCAGTGGAATCATATCGGTTATTTGTATGCCGTTGGCCTACAGTAATAACGGAAGTATCTACACCCTGTTTAGTTGGGCGTATGTAGTCCCGAACATCTCTAAAGAACTGTTCAAAGTTAGTTCTGTTCAGTTCTAAACGACTAAACCTCTTACATATCTTCTCTATACGCTCTTCTTTAGTCATATCAACCAATCAGTTTATTATTTTGAGTTGAATCAGTAAGTAGAGTACCACTTCCAAGATCCTCATCATCATCGACAACACCAGAAGCTCTGCCTTTTCGTCCCTGCCCTAAAAGCCTACCTTCTCCAGTTTCCCCTTGTTGTTTCCTGTACTCAGCTAAAGATATATTAGGAAGCCTCTCAAAACTACCTTCAAGAAAGTCTGCCCCTTCTGGTACAACATATTTTTGACCCGGACTATAAACATCAAAAGCTTTACCCGTAGCAGCATTAACTGTACTTTTAAGAACATTTGTTTCTTCAAACTCAATTCTCTTGTTCAAGTTATCTACTCTTTGTTGCCTAATAGCAGCAGCTCTAGCAGCTTCAGCTTCCGCAGCCCTGCGATCAGCTTCCGCTTGAGCTTCTTTGTTTAATGTATTTTGCTGTTTGTTGGCTTCTCTATTTTGATCTAACCTCTGTAATCTTTGGTTAGATGCTTCAGCAGTTAAACCACCACCAGTTCTTAGTTGCCATTGAACATCACCATGACCTTTGTATCTGTCAGGTTGAGATGAATCTACACTATGTCTCTCAAAAGCAACATTACTTTCTAAATCAGCTTGAGGTCTACTTTCAACTTGACCAGTAACTTGATTGTAAAATGTTATATTACCATCTTGACCCGTTGAAGATACATCCGAATCACTCGGTCTATAAGTTCTTCCGGGATTTGATTGACCGCCCATTGTGTACCTAATAAATTAAAGGTTTGTTTATGTCTTCATCATCCATTTCATCTGCAAGCAATGGAGCCGTAAACCTAGTACCTCTAGCACCTCCGGGCCTATTCCTCATAGCGTCCTTTTCTTTCTTAGCTTTTAAAGCTATCTCTTCTGATGTTGGAGCTTTTAATTCATTAGGAACATTTACATCAGGTAAATCAACTGAAGAAGGCATAGGCATATCTGGAATGTCTGGTGCTATAACCTGAATAGGTTTCAACTCCGGTAAAGGAGGAGGTGGTGGTATAGCTGGTGCTGATTTCTTTCCCATTACTGTCTCCTAATATATAAGACCTTGTTTCTGTTCATCATCTAACAGTAAACCTTTTGGCTTACCTGCACCTTTACTTTTTTTCTTTTTATCGACTGACTTATCATAAGGGTTTTCAGCCATTCTAAGAGTTTGATAACCTCCATCAAAAGTTCTAGGAGGTAAAGACTCTGATCTACTTGGAACTCTTTCTTTAAAACCCATAGAAGGTCTTTGATTATAAGGAAATGGAACTTTACTAGGCTCACCAATAGTTTTATCTAAATGCTTAACCTGTACAGAAACAGGTGCAATATTTCCTGTGGTTGGATTCTTAGGGGCAGCTCTAGCTTTTTCCCAAGCTCTCTTGTTTATAGCTTCCGAATTAGGTTCGCCTGAATCCCCACTAGATGCACTATTTAAAGCACCTTGAAACTTGACCATATCAAAAACATTAGTTCCTTTGTCATAATCAGGCTTAACAAACCGACTATAATCTTTGTCACCAAGAGTTTTCTTTATAAGACGTTGAGCATCCCTATTAGAAAGATTGCCCTCTCTTCTCATCCTTAATACATGAGTCAGCATATTAAGAGACATTAGTTAACCATCCCATCGTCATTATAAACCTCACCTGTAAACAGGTTAAAGTTTTCATGTGCATATTGTTGTTTACGGTTATTATTTATCATACCTTCATCTATAGCTTTCATAGCAGTAGCAAAAGCGTCGAAAGGATTACTAGCCCAATCATGTAATGGGCGATTCTTGTAACAACCTCTTTTGTCATCCCATTCTTTCCTAAATGAATGCAAAGCTTTTATAAGACCACTACATCTTTTTTCATCTATATGCACTCTACTAAATAAAAGTCTTGACACTTCTATTTTATCCATTATATCAGAAACTCGTCTAACTGTATCAAAATAAAACCCCATTTCCCTTGCAAACTCTTTACGGCTTTTTCCTAATGAAAAATCTCTTTTTTCAATATCCCACGGAGCAAAGTTTTTATCCACAAGATAGTTCTTATTCTTAATATGCTTAATGTAATGTAAAAGACCTTCATCTGAATTTTCATAAAAATCAAATATCCTGATATCACCTCTTAGCATTTGAAAGAATACTATACAAGTTGTATCGTTAATACCTAAATCCCAACCCGTATAAACTGGATAATTTTCCATTAAAGAAACTTTACCTATTCTTTGTTCTTGATAACTAATAGCTATCTCTCTAGTAACTGTC